TGCTGCTCTTCATTTACATTATTTCCATTTGGAGCTACAGTAAACTTTAAATCTTCCTCCATGTTAAATACATTTCTCCATACGTTATTAGCTAACGTGTAATCAGAAAGCAAAGAACTAGCTTTAGCTCTTAATTTTGGTTTTATAGACTGTATAATCATAGACATGTTAGCTGGTATAAACTCTGTTTGAGTTTTGCCGTCATCAGAAATTTCTTGATAAGCTTTGTCTAGTAATAAAAAAGGATCATTATACTGTAAGCTTTTGTCTAGTATACCTATAGGTTCGCCAGCAGAGTCTAATGTACTAGGAGACTGTAGCATTTTAATATTATCACCTTTTAAGTCAAGTATAAGACCAGGATCATAAGCTAACCATTGCAAAGCTGGTTTGTCTACAATTTCACCATTTAATATAGAACCTGAATATCTAAGTCTAACCTCACCGTCTTCGCCTATATAATATTTTTCTTCAGAATTACCTCCATCTAGTCCATTTCTTATGACCATAGTTTTACACCATGTAGGTGTTTCTCCTCCAACTAAAGCCATACCACCTGGTTGACCTGGAAACTTCATACCATCTCTACCAAAATACTCTAATAAAAATAAAGGATCATTTTCTTTACCTAACTCTATGACTTTATACAGTTCTTGAAGAGATTTTTCTAAAGAACCAGTTTGAATACCAGCGTCTCTTCTTTCTGTTCTATCTTTAGCATTTTCAACAGTAGCACTAGAATGGTATATGCCCCAAATCAATTCATTTCCTAACTCAGCTAAAGCTGGGTTTCTTACGCTACCCTTTTGAGTTTGTATTAAAGCGGCTTCTGTATCTTGAAAAAATCTAGCAGAAACATCTCTTTGTACTTGCGCAGCTTCTTTTTGAGATTTAGACATAGAAGCTTCAGCTTTGCTAATACTGCTAGAAACCTCTTCAACAACACCATAAGCAGCGTCATCCCAGATTTTATTAACCTGTTTATTTATTGTAGTAAAATTGTTGTTTTCAGCCATTTTAATTTTTATTTATCCTGTGTATGCCGCTGGGTTGCCAAATATATTTCCAACAGCACTTATTCCGCTTCCAATAGCCGCGCCTTTAGCTGCGTTAGCCGATTGCATTCTCTGGCTTGCATTATCTATTTGACCTTGTTTTCTGTTTAACTGCTGCTCATCTCTGCTTTCTTGAGTTTCAAACTCATATATAGCTCCTTCAACTTCAGCTTTTTGTACTTTTTCAGCTTGACTAAGATTAGTGTTTTGAACGCGCTTAGCTTCATTCATCTCTATACCTTGAAGTCTTTCTTCGCCTCTAGCTCTCATTTCTTGATTAGCAGCTTCTTGTTGTTCTATACTGGCTGATACGCCTTTTTTGCTTTCTAATGCCATCCTAGCTAAAGCAGTGGCACCACCAGCACTAGCTCCAGTAGCTCTTAATGTGTCTAGCGTGTTAGCTAAAGCTATGTCAGCTTCTTCTATTTGCATCTCAGCCGCAGCTGTTGATACAGAAAGATTAGCAAATGGATTTGAAGCCATACCACTTACATCAGAAATCAAATCTGATAAGTTTTCTACATCTTCATAAGGATTTATTACGTCTTGTCTGTTTAGTTCTAGTTCCTCTAACTCTCTTTGAGCTGTCATCATTTGACCTTTAGCTCTCTGCTTTGATTGATGCGCACTTATAGCACCTACTGCCGAACCTGCTACGGCTACTGATGCTCCAACTACTGCTGCTACTACTGCCATAATTTATATTCTTTTTGATATTTCATAAGAAGGATCTTCATCTATAGTATATCCAAGATTTCTATGTGTTTCTATTAATCCTTTGTTTCTTCCCACACTAAGTATTATCTCACAACCACTTATCTTAGCTACATGTTCTATTCCGCTAACTAACAGTTCGGCTGCTTTTTTTCTATCTTTTTCTTTGTAATTTTTATTTGAAACTATCCACTCTATCCAACCTACTTTAGAATTAGTTGTGTATAAAAATCCAGCTATAATAGCTTTTCCGTTTTTTTCAACTATAAGTCCACCTGTTCCGTTTTCAGGAAGCAGAGCTTTAGTTGGATGTGTTTGCCAGTCAGGCCACATTTTCCAAAGACTAACTAAAGTATCCCAATCAGATTCTTTTAGTTTTCGTATGCTTAATTCCATTTAATTTAATTTAATATGATGATTCTACGTAATCAGAAGATACCGCAAACAACTCTTTCATTCCACCTGGATCAGTAACGTTATCTGTTGAAGCTGTTACAGTTGCAAAATAACCTTTTATACCGGTCATTGCTGCACCCCAAGCGTAACCAACTTTTGCTAAATCTGCATTGTTTTGAAGTTCAACTTCACCAGCTGACGCTGGACTGTTGTTTACAAGATTAGCCATATACTTGTTTTCTTTTCTAGTAAATCCAGCATGATTGATAGGCGGTATTAATCTAGTTGTACCATCTCCATATTCATTGCCAAAGTTATCATAAGAACCTTGATTATAGCTATACACCTGAACTGTAGTGTCTTGATCATTAGCCGCACTATTTACTGTGTTTGGTGTATTTACACCTGTAATGTCAGACGCAAAAGAATTTATTTGCCAACCGTTACTACCCTCGTAATTAACAGTTTTAAACACTTTAGACATGCTTACTTTAGGATTAAAAACAAAAGTAACACTTGATTTGTTTTGAACGCCGTAGAAATTACCTCTTTTAGCTCTTGAAGAGTGATGTAAATAAAGAACACCATCCTTCATAGTGTAGAAGTTATTTTTTAAACTAACGCTTTGATCTGGTTTGAAACTAAAAAAGCTTGGGAAACCATTTACACTATCATCAAAGGCTAAAGTAGAATAACTACCGTCTGAAGGTTGTAAAGATAATATATATTGTTTGTTATGTATATCCCAACCACCTACAGATCTACCTAAACTAGACACATTAGAATCTAAAGCGCTTAATTCGTCTCTAAAGAAGTCAGACATACCATAACTAGATATTTCTGTTAAACCGTCATTAGAAAGCCTTAAAACGGCATTACGGTCTTTATCGGTAAAGTATTTTCTAAACCCATAAACCGCAAAACTTTCTGGATTTCTACTTATACCGTAGTTACCTTTGTAAGGCTGTATAGCTCCAATTACTAAATTAGATGACGTTACCGTTCCGCCTCCTTCTGCAGAATATATAGCGTCTTTATCTATCAAGGCTCTACTGATTTTAGATTCTTGAAATATAGTTAGATTTGTATTCTCAGCGTATAATCGCTGTATTGATCCATTGGCCGGATTAACACTTTTAACAATGTCTTCTCCAATAGAAAAAACATTAGTGTCGTTTATACCTGTTCTAGAATTAAATATACCTGAATATATCATAGAATTAATCCTAACAGATGCGTTTGGATTATCTTCTACTAAATAAGCTTTAACACCCAATTGAACAGAGGTGTTGTTATAACCTCCTCTTATTCTAGATTCTTCTACAGCCCAGTTTTTAGGGTCAACTACGGCTATTTTAGGGTACGTGTTGTCTCCTCTAGAGCCGTTCCACACAGGAAGATCTGATGCACCAAGAGTTTTTCTTAGTATAAAACTATTGAAATATTTAACTTCTATTACTCCCATATTATATTATCACCTATTATTATTGAAATGTACTATGATTTTATTGGCTTAAATCCCCGCTGTTACAAGGTTTAGCTGTTCCTTTTATTTTTTTACCAGTGGAATCGAATTGAGCAACCCATCTTCTGTTCGCTATACTAGATCCACTTAACAAAGAAGGTGTGTTCTTAGTACCAAATCCAGAAACTCCAGAGTTTTCAGATCCACTTTGTGTGTTTAAAGGATTACCTTGATCGGTTAATGCAGAATAAGTATACCAACTGTCGTTACCTATAAATCCAGTGGCTAACTCAGTTAGATCAGCGTCATTATAAAATTGAGTTACATATTTGTGAGACCACTCTCTTGCCCAAACTTCTTTGACTGGGGTTTGAAAAGATGCTATTTGTTCCCCGCTAGAGTTTGCAGTAGACATTAAATACCCAAAAGAAGAAGGCGTGTTAGCGTCTTTGTAGTAAAAGTCTCCAAAAGAAATCCTAACGTCTATGTTAAAATCAGTTAACAAAGGACCACCAGCGTAAGCGCCGTTACTTCCATTTAAAATCCAATTAGGCATAACACTGCTCCATGGTCTAGGAACCATTTGTGCGTATTGCGGTTGCTGTATGTTTTGTGGGTATTTAACTAAAAGCCTATACTCGCCAAACTTATCAGGGGTCGATTCATATCCTTGATCTTTACCAAAAACAAACACTTTAGAAGATATAGCCGAAGGTATTTTATTATTACCTTGAGTAGAGACGCTGGAATTTAAATTTGACGCTCCAACCCATTGCGATGTAGAAACAGCCATGTTTTCAGCTAGTTCTTCTCCTTGAGGCAATGAATAAGGGGCAGAAGTAGTAGAATTAACTAAAACACCTTGAGTTAAAAAATTATCGCCACCTATACTCGAACCTGCGCCTGATAAACCTAATTGATTTTGTTGGGTATTTCCAAAACTGATATCTTTACCTTCTACGTCTGTCGCTGTAGTCCAAGCGCTCGTGCTGTTTGGTCTATATTGTAAGTAGGCTAACCAAGATACTCCAAGTTGATCTTCCGCACTAATGTTTTGTTCTCCTCCAGATCCTGCAAGTCCGTAAGAATCGCCACTGTAACTAGGCCAGCCTTTAAATCTAAAATCTAACTTAATATAAGCGGTACCTTTTTTTAAACTACTATCAGAATTGTCACCAGTACCAAAGTAAGAAGGTTTATAATTTTCATTTTTCCATCTATATTTATTATCTTGATTATCAACGGGATTTGAGTTTGATTCGTATATTCTGTAATCTCTATTCACATCCGCACCTTGTAAACCGGTGTTGTTTAGCACAAAATCAGTTCCACCTTCAACTCCTGATACGTTTTGATAAGCATTTCTAGAATTAGTTCCAGATCCTGTTGATATGAATCCACCAACAGCAGATGTGTCTATTAAAGAAGGGTTACTATAGTTAGAGCCCCAAAACAAACCAGAAGATTGTAATCCTTTACTTAAAATTTTACTCTGCAAACCTGATGATCCAAATTCTAGGTTAGTCTGTTCTTGGCCAAAAGCAATAGAAACATTCTGAACAACTTGTTTAAAACCTGAATTGCCTTCAGCATCTTTCAGTATTAGATTAAAGCTATAGCCTCCTCTAGCTGCGTTTCCTGGATCAGAAAGCTGTCCTGTTGAACCTATAGTTTGCACGGTTAACACTGGAGTAGCTGGAACCTGCGAACCGCTTTGAATACTCCATTTTAAGTCTAATAATTGATCGTCAGCTGGTAAGGCTGTAGCTCCGTTTTTACCGTAAAACGTGTGTAAAACCGAAGACTGTGGTCTATCTGCAGGGGCATCAATAACAGGAGGAACAGCGACTCCAGTATACCCATCTATTGACGGAGATTCGTTACCAAGAACACCTACGACTGTTCTAGTTATCGTAGCTGGAGGCTGAGGTATTGATGGATCGTTGTTTGTTATTGAAAAAGAAAAAGTAAATGTATTTTGAGATCCATCTGCTCTAAATCTTTTTGGATTCGCTACAGTTATTAAATATGAATCATAGCCTAAAGTAGGGCTTCCAGTAGGAGAAGGGCTGTTTGCAGGAATTTTAGTAAACACAAAATCAGACGTTATGTCAATGCCTGCACTGCTTACATTGAAAGAACTTACAGGAATAGAACTAAACTGCATAGGCTGAGCCCCAAGGCCACTGTCTGTAGATGGAGCAAAAGGAAGTTCTGTTACGGAATCACCGGCTATAGAAGCTTCAGTCTGTATATAATTAAAATTAAAAAAGCCACTAGCGCTGTTATCTGCTCCGGCAGCTTTGTTCAAATCTGATATTAAACCAGCTGTTGAAGTTTCCCAGAAAATATCTAGTAAAGACTCTACAGGTGCTGTCTCAAAAACCCCTAATAGTATATTGTAATCTAGTGGTATTGGTGTTGCGCTTACCTGTTGAGAACCTATAGGTAAAGGTAATGGAGCAGGTGGATTTCCTACGTTATTTTGAGCTAACCTAGCTACGTATGGATTAGAGTCTGTTTGATATATTGTACCATAAGGAACAACAGGATCAGCATCGGCAAATAAATTATCTTGCTCCGATATAGTAACAACAGTTTGAGAGTTTATTTGAGGATAATATGGAATAGTGTTTGATGGGGTTGCTGAGTTTTCAGGAGTAACTCTACCAAACAATTGAACTTCACTGCCATATTGTTTTTGCTCTGGACCAACCTCAGTTAAGTTTCTAGGAACTTTATTTATATTATCACCTATAAGAGTTATATGCGCTATTGAATTTTCAGGATCTGGTGGCACATCAGTAGCACTAATATAGTCTGGATATCCGTTTAATATTCCAGGTAAATACACATTGTAATATTCTTGTTCTGTTTGCTTCACAACAATTTTATAAGAATACCATCCTAAGGGATTATAGTCAGCACTATTAGGATCTCCATTATATAAGCTAGGATATCCTTTTATCGTTTGATCTTCTAAAGCAGAAGGTATTGGATTGTTTAATAATATTTTTAAAGAGTCTCCTGGCCACGAGTTAATATCATTAACCGCTGGATCTGCGGTATATGGATGATAAAATGTTGAACCTCCAAAAATAATGCCAGTAGCTATGTCTGTTTGTTTTTTGTCTGTAACAGGGGAAAGTATAACTGTTGATTGTCTTCCATATCTATCAGACAATACAAAGCCAGCTTGATAGTTTCTGTTTTGTTTTACTGTGTGCATTGGATACTCTCTCTCACTGGTAGTCCATGTAGACTTATTATCACTACTTACATCAAAATTTTCTTTTGGCGTAACAGCTGTATCATAATCTATTGTAGGCGGAGGAGTGTGCTTATCTTGAAAATTACTATAAACAATTCTATTGCCTATAACCTCTTGGCCAAAAGCCTTGACAGGAACCTTATCGTAAACTCTTATTATTTCACTTTCTGGTAGAGTTTTATAAGGTTTTCGAGATTGATAGTCGTAAAGATAATTAAATGTAGTGTTAGCTGATCCGTCATTAAGAACTTTGAACGAGCTAGATGGCACTGAGTCTAAAACTTTAACAGTTAAAGAATCTGACTCTTTGTATAGTATTTCTATTTCAGAAACATGTAACTTACTGCTTAATTCATTCGCTGCAAACGGAAGAGGCACGTAAAGCCCAACACTGTTTACTTTGTTTTCCATGAATCTAACTATAGTACTTCTATAAGCGTCATTTTCGTTGTCCCCTAAAAAATAACCGTCTTGCTTAGGAATAAAAGCTTCTTGAGTAAAAGGAGCCATTATCGACTGCTCTCCATCAATAAATTTAAATCTATAACTAAACGTAACAAATTTATCTTCTAAATAATCGGGATCTCCTGGCCAATCCGCGTTATAATATGGATTAGCACTTCCGTCTGGAAGATTCAACGAAGTAACATCTTGAAGAGAACTTACATAAATATTAGATGGTTGATTTGGAGGACCGTCAAGATAGTACAAATCAATAACTTCATAAGGATTATATTTAGCAACAGATATAGCATCTTCGCTTGTATAATATGTAGGCGCTTCTAATACGTCTGGATTAGCAAGGCTTAAATTTATTTTTCTAGGTTGATTTCTATTATCAGTCCAAAATAATAAGTCTTCTAAAACGTTTATACCATATATAGGATTATTTTGAGAAAAATTTAAAAAAGATCCTTCAACTAGTTTTACAGTAGTTGTTGTAAGCGTGTTATAAGAATATATATAGTTATTAGACGTTGGGGAATATTTGTTGTTTTCTGCTTCTGTTTCTGGTCCGTAGTCTGTTAAAAATATATATATGTTAGCTGAATTAGTATCAGCAAAAATACCTATTGATTTTAAACTACAACCACAGCCTGATAAAATGCTAAAATCTACATCTCCTTGTGTTGCTACAGCTGGAATATTTCCAACAGCGTTCTCTAAAGCACCTACATCTTCGCCCTCTGATTTACTAACTTGTATATTTTGTCCATCACGATATTCACCTGAAGGCAGCAGTCTGCTATCCAGGTCTTTATTCATTTTAGACTTTATAAAAGCATTTTTAACTTCAGCCATTCAATTTAGTATTTAATCCATTTAGATTTACCTCGAGCAATCTGAACAAACTCATTTAATTTTATATTTGACAATCTAATCTTAGCATTTCTAAGTTTAGCACTTTTTTCACGTCTTAGTCTTTGTATAATATATTCTGGTTGATTAACTCTAGTGGCTAGTATAGCGTGACTTATATGTGCGTATAACGCTTCTTCAGCTAACTTAGGTATTTTCATGTCAGCATCATAACCTAGACCATCAGAAATATATTCTAACACTATAAGCTTATTAGCTAAATCACTAGAGAAAGACATTTTGCCATTTCTTTCGTTTATAGTAAACCATCCGTTTATTTGAGCTGTTTCAGGTTGTAAACCATATCTTTGGCCAATATAATTATCTCCATACATTCCTGGGTAACCTAAACCATCAGACAACAACATACCTGTCAAATTGCTTTGAGCTGCATTTATTTGCTCCAAATTATTAGTAGCCCATCTATCCTCTGTTATAGAAGTAGTATCTATGTTTTCACCTGAATTATCCTGTATAGGTATACCTTGAGCGTCTTGACCTGGTATCTCGTAAGGATTAGTTGTTAAAGTTGTGGGGTATATAATATGCTTAACACCTTGATTGTCAATCCAGGATACGTTTACGTAATTAACGTAATCTTGAGGAAGCGGTGTACTTAAATTGCTAGGTACGTTTAACTCTTGAGATCGAATACTTTTTAAAGTATCGTAACTAAACTCTTGTAATCCTCTTTTTGCAAAAAACATTACATCAGTTGTTTTTACGCTAGGAATTAATTTTCCAACACCAACATAACCAACCATAAAATTGGTTATCACGTCTTCTAGAGTTGTGTAAGCATAACCACCATAGTTATCTTCAACTGCATCTCCAAAAGCATCTCTATCTCCGTAGTTGCCACCAAATTGACTAAGCAACTGAATAACAAACCAATCACCGGGTTGAGGTGCTGTTGTTAATTTTATAACATTATCAACTACAGTATAGCTTGAAGTGTATTCTATAAAGGTTCCAGGAAAACCCGAAGCACTTATGTATAATTTAAAGTTATTTAAATTGTATGCGGCTGTAGCTGGATCATAATTACCAAAAACTAAATCAGTATCAAAAGTAGCTGTTATAGTAGAATTAGTTATAGGTGCTTCAAAAGTTTGAGAACCAGCGTAATACTGTGAATTAGTTTCGGTTATTAAACCGTTATTAGGTATAGCCATTTGTTAACTTTTTTTATTTGCTTCATCAGCTTGAACTTGTGCCGCGGCTGCTTGAACTATTTGAGGATCTCTTATTACTATTCCAGCATAGAGCAATACTTTTAATATAACTTCACTTTGTTCTGATATGTGTAATTCAAAATCAACACTAGTAGTAGTTTGGGAATTCCTATCACTCTGGTATTGGCCTAATCCACCAACTGTGAATCCCCATACTACATCTTTTGGTTTTTTTATGTAGTCTACTTTTATTTTATCAACTATACTTGTTGGTTTTACAAATAATTTTTGATTTTCATAAAGATAAGCTGGGTTTGTAGTGGTAGGTTTTGTAAGTCTAGATTGATTAGCATAATAAAACTCATGCCTATCAAGTCTTTGAACGACTTTTTCATCGTTATAAAGCACGTTGCCTAATCTATAAAAAACAACTTCATCTGTATACGCGTCGTTTGTAGGTAATTCAAAGTATGATAAATTACCATCTGTAGTATATGATGCATCACCAAAAGTTTTGAAAATAGCTATTTTTTCATCAATATTTTCTTGTCTATCTGCGTAATCCGTATCCGCTTGAGGTATACGTAGTTGCTGATTAAGATCATCAAAATACTTTTCAAATATTTCTAACTGTACTTGTGTTGCTACTGTATTAAATTCAGTGGGAGTCATGTAGCCCCGCTGCTCTTTATTTAGTATCATTAAAACAGTTTGATATACTGTATTTACATTTATAGCCATTATTTATTTTTATTATAATAAAGGAGGCATTACACCTCCCTTATTAATATTACATGTTATGAGAATTTTTTCTCTATAGATTGGAAGACCTGTATGCCTTCGTCTGTTTTAAAGAAAGATGCCATAGCTGAGTAGGGGTTTTCATCAAACGGAACCGTCATTAGTTTACGCCCGTTTGAAGCCCAAGTAAATGTTCTTTGGTCATCAGCTAATTTAATTATACTAGCTTCAGTCGCTCTAATTGCAAAGTTCCTAAGTTGAACATTGTCATCATTAGCAAGATCTAAGAACAGCTTAGGATTGTGCTTAGCGAATAAGAATAAATCTCTTTTAAGCTCTTTAGAGCTCATGTCTGATACTTTAGATCCTAATTCTACGCGTAGTATAGCTTCACATTGATCAATTTCAATGTTTTTAGCAACATTCATAGCTTCTAATTCCATTTCTAAGTCAAACAAATCATCTTTAGCTAGTTCAATTTGATCTAACTCTTTATATATTTTATTCTTTAAAGGATGATATAGTGATAATATTTTTTGTAGTACTTGATTTCTTTTAGGTACAAACAAAGATCCATTAGTAAAAACAATATGACCTAGTGTTACTTCTCCATTTTGCTCATCTTTAAAAGGTGAGTTTTGATTAGTAGCATATCTTAATTCTCGCTGATCGTTTGTTACTTCGTCATAATGAAGCAACGCGTGTCTTAATGAATGTCTAGATGGTATTTTTAATGTTAATGGTTTTTGATTACCTGTTGTTAAATAAGTTCTATCTTTAATTTCCCAAGACGGATCTTGGACTACTTGTTTTTTAGCCATAATATAATATAATTTAATAGTTAAAAGTAAGTTTTACCCCTGAAAATACATCAGGGGTAAACCTACTAGAGTAATTACACTCCTTTGAATAATACAAAGTTGTTAGCAGCTTGTACTACTAAACATCTTTCAGATAGGAAGTTAACCTCCATTGCATCAAGACTAGAAGTAAATGCACCTCCAGCTGATCCAGTCAACCAAGACTTCATACGACGATCTTCAGTTTGTGAAGCTCTATATCGTACGTGTAAGAATGGACGACGAATGTTAGTTCCTAAAATTTGATCGTAAACTGTAGAAGTACCAGCCGGTACTAAAACACCTTCAATTGAAGCTACACCTGTGATCGCACCACGAGTAGAAGCATCATTTAAGTATTTCCAGTCCGTCTTATAAAAGTCATAAGATCCTCTACGGAAACCGCTAAACCCTAGGTTTAATGCCATTTCTTCAGAGTTTTCAAATAATCCATAAGCAGTACCTCCGTTAGCTCCTGCAGAAACACCAGCTAGCATACCGTCAATTTCCAAAGAAGTTGCACGATTTAAGAATAGCATGTTTTCTTCAATAGCTCCTTGAGTATCTAGATTAGATAGAATATTATCAAAGTCATCTAAGTTAGCTCCGCTAAAAGCAACCTCAACGTTTCCTCTGTCAGCTACAGCCGCGAATAAACCTTGTGTACCTTTATAACCGTCGGTTAAAGCTTGTGAACCAGCAGCTGCTAATTCTCCTTCAACTACACTCATTTCTAAGTAATCTTCAAAACGTAAACGAGTTTCAGATTCAGCTTTTAAATACCATAAGTATCCAGATGTTCCGTCTTCAGTAGCAACTTCTACCCATCCAATCTGAGACATGTCAGATCCGTTGATAGAGTATGTGTTACGAATAATAACAGGTGAATTACTAAATTGAGTAAACGTAGGGTCGATACTAATGTTTTCACCTTTTGTAGTGATTTCACCGGCACCACCACCCCAATTTGTGATTGAAGATCCTTTGCCAAATTCAGAACCGTATACGAACATTTTAATTCCAGTAGCAGCAAGAGAACTTGTATCAGCAGCCGTGTAAGGTGCCACAACTACGTTTCCATTTACTGGATGCGAACCTGTAACTACAGCTTTTAATTCAGCTCCAAGTCCATCCAAAAGAACAACAGTTTGTCCAGGAGAAACTACGTTTTGAACTAAAGTTCCATCAATAGCTGTACCTCCAACTGGAATACCAATAGTATTTGTTCCACTTGTGTTAGTACATGCGTCATAAGCAATATGCAGTCTGTTTTGTTCTGACCAAATAACTTGATCTGACGTCATTGGCATTTCAGCTCCAACCATACGCAAGAATCCAGAAAGAGTTCTGTTTCCGTAACGCTCTACTTCTTGTTCGTAGATTTCAGGTAGATACTGTTGTGCAAAATCTTTACCAGTTCCAGTGTTAAACTGAAGATAGTTAGATTGTAGTAATTGTTGTGATTGCGACGGTTTAATCGTCCCAAAAGTAGGGGATAATGTTCCCATAATTTTTAATTTTTAATTGTTAAATTTTTTCGTTTTAATCTTAAGCTTTGAAGAATCAAGACCACTAACCGCCTTCACTTTAAATCCATCAATAAATACACTGCCATCTTGTGTTTTTCTAGGCTCTGTACTTATGTTTTTAGACTTAGCTAACTGGTTTTTAATAGCATCGGTTTTACCTTGCTCATAAAAGTGTTGTGCTATAGTGTCAGCGTTGCGCGCTGCGTATAAAGCCTTATGATAGCCTTTTGTATCAACAACTTCTCCTTTATCGTTTAAGAACGTCTTAATGAATGTGGAAATGTCTTTTTGGTTATCTGCAACCTTAACAGGATCTTTAACACCATATCTAAACTTTTTTTCTCCAACTTTAAAATCAAAACCTTTGAATTCGTTGTTGAGAAGTTCGTCTGTCTGGCTACGGAACCTTTCTTGGTTAACTTTATTGAGCTCTTGCTCTTCGTTGTATCGGTTAAAAAAGTCTGTAGCTTTTTGTTGCTCAGGATTAATCCCAGGTCTCAACTTGATCTCTGCGTAATATTTATCCTTAACTGAATCCAAATAGCTTTTAGCTTTTGCAACCTCTTCTTTATATGCAAGTTTTTTCTTTCGAATATCTCTTGCTTCGTCTAAATCCTCATCAAAATTAAAAGAGTCTTCAATTACAAATTGAATTTCTTCTGAATCTAAGTGAGGTTTAGATTGTTTATAGTATTCTCTTAATAGAGTTTCGCCGTCTATATCGCTATAATCAGCATTTAATCTAGCGTAGTCATCTATTGTACCACCTGTTTCTTTCATAAAAGAAACTAATTTATCTACGTTTTCTGGTAACTCTTGTGTTTGAGCTTGCGGTAGTACTTCTTTTTGTTCCTGTGAGGTGTTGGGACTTTCAGTGCCTCCAACCATTGTGATCTCTTCAGTGTTATCGTCTTCATCTTCTATTATTTGAAGTGGTGACTCTAACTCTTCGCTTTTGATTTCAACTTTAGGAATCTCGCCGGGCTCCCGTACTTGTTCTTCCACTTTTGGTATATCTCCGGCTTGTTTATCATCAACCACTGTTCCTGTTTCTTGCTCTTGAATGGCATTCGTTTCTTCTTTTTGCGGTTTACTTAAATCTATCTTAGTTATATCTGCAACGATATTACCTTGACCTTTAATTTTAGGAGCTTTAGGTTTTAATTTAAATTCTCCTTCTTGTTTTACTTCTTCTGACATAATATAATATAATAAAAATTAATAATCCCTATCTTGGGGTAAATTGCTCTAAACCAAACCCATCTAAGTTGTCATTACCTGATGATTCAAAGTTTTTAGGCAATAGATCGTTTTGTCTTTGATCTATAAGTTCACTCTGTTGAGTGCCTTGCATTTGTAGTCTCTTGTCTTTTCTGTCCTCTATTTGAGCTTCTTTTTTCGCTGTCACTTGAGCTTGCATTTCAGCTAGCTTCATTTGATAACTAAACTCTTCAGCCATCAAACCTCTTTTTATGTTAGCTTCTTGCTCCATACGTTCAATCTCCATTTGAGACTTGGCCTGCTCTATTTGAACAGTTGTTTGAGCTAAAGCTTGTTGCTTTTGAACTTCAGCAGCTGCAGCTTTTTCAGCAGACTCAGCATTGGCTTGAGCTTGAGCTTGTATGTTTTCCATTTGAGCTGCTCTTTCTTCAGCTGCATTTTCTGATTGTCTAAACTTTAAAAGCGTGTTAGCTAACTTAATGTTTTGTATCTCTCTGATATCTATAGCGTCTGCTAATTTTATACTACCAGCTTGTAGTGCTATTTGTATGCTTTTTTCTAGTTGAGCTTTATCTTCTTCGTCTGGTTCTAAATCTAAAAATATACCAAACTCATGTATAGATAACGTATCTATTTCTTTTAAAGTAGCTGTGTTAAATGCGTTTATGCTATTTAATAAAGAAGCCTTAGTTAAAGGAAATTGAAGCATGTCACTAACTCTTAAGCTAACGTTTTCACAAGATCTTATAGTTAGATACATTAAAGACTGTAATATATGTCTTGTAGCTGTGTTAGAATTAGCTGCTGCTAATTTTTGTAAACCAACTAATGCATTTTTATCAGGAGCACTTCCGTCTCTAGCTTCGTTTAATCCTGTTACATCACGTATCATTTGTAGATAATACTGATACGTTTGTATCATAGCTTGAATCTTAGAAATACCAGAAGAACTTTGAAGTTCTTGAATAGGTACTTTACCTCGATTCATTTCACCGTCTTGAGTTAATGATCTACCCACTATAGTACCAGTCTGGAAATACATATTTAATGCTTCTGCTGGATTGTAGTTGGTTCCATTACCTAAGTCGACCTCAGCTAATCCATCTACATCAACATAAACCCCATCAGGAACTAATCTAGCTAAAACTTGTTGTAGTTTTAAATGAGTCAATTGTATCATATCAGCAAAACTAGTTGTTCTACTAACTATAGATTCTATTCTACCTTGGTACATTCTAGGAGCTGAAATACAATAATTCATATTAACTCTAGTAATATCACCGTAAGGTCTTGTCATGTTTTCCGACAATTTCCACTCTAGCATAGTATCTCCCATGCCTAGTATTTTAGCTCCTGTATATAAGACCTCTATAGATCTTGAAGCTCTTTCAAAATTATCATTAGGTGGAGGATTGAACGTGTCTTGTTTTTCTAAGGTTTTTTCTAAACCTTGTTCTGTTTGTTTTATTTTAAATACCTGATCTTGATATGTTTTGTATTCAAAAAACAAAACTTGATGTTGATTAACATCGCTATTAACTTGCCAATCGCTTTGAGCGTAGTTTTGACGACCAGGATATTTTTGTATTTTTTCTAACTCTTCATTAGTTAAATTAGGAAAAAGCTTTTTAATCTCTGGAAGTGTTAAGCTCTTTATTTCACCAACATAATATATATCTTCAAAATTAGGATCATCTGTAGCTGAATAAACTAGATTAGCTGGATTAACATAATCTATAGTTATACCTTCTGATAAATTAAAACTAGTTTTAACAGCAGATATACCTAGCACCGTTAAATCATAAGCTAAACGTTTTTTAGTCTCGTCAAACTTATTAGCATCTAACACATTATTTATAACCTCTTCCTCTGCTATCTCTATGCTTTGCTTATAATTAAGCTGCATAAAAAGGTCTAACTC